CTACGACTACACCGACACCAAGGGCATCGTCCACCGCCTGCTGGCCCATGAGGTGCTGCACCTGCGCCACCGCCTGGGTGATGACGGCGTGCTGGGTATCTCGCCCATCGCCGCCGCCCGTGGTGTGGTGGAGCTGGCCATTGCAGAAGGGCAGCACGGCGTGAACACCTTCACCAACGGCGCCAAGATGCTGGGCGTGCTCAAGTTCCCCGGCAAGCTCAAGCCCGAACAGCGCGCCAACATCCGCGAGAGCTGGGCCAGCCAACACGCTGGAGGCAGCAACGCGGGCCGCACTGCTGTGCTGGAAGAAGGCGTGGACTTTCAGGCCCTGTCCATGACGCTGGAGGATGCCGAGTGGATCGCCGCCCGCCAGTTCAGCGTGGAGGAAGTGGCCCGCCTGTTCCGCGTACCGCCCACCGTCATCGGTGATCTGAGGAATGGCAACTACTCCAACAGCGTGGAGATGGCCCGCCAGTTCGTGACCCAGACCCTACGCCGCCACCTGGTGGCATGGGAGCAAGGCATTGCAGCCAAGTGCCTGACCGATGCAGGCCGCCGCATGTACTTTGCCGAGCATCAGGTGGAAGGGCTGCTGCGTGGTGACAGCGCCAACCGAGCCGCGTTCTACAGCTCCGGCATCAGCGACGGATGGATGCTCAAGAGCGAAGCTCGCAAGCTGGAGAACCTGCCCGCCATCGACGGGCTCGATTCTGAGCCGGTTACCCCTTCCGCGTTTGAAACGCCGAAGGGTGCAACTTCAAATGCCACCCCTGCGCCGCTGCCATACCCGAGCAAGCAACAGGAGGCCACTGCATGAAGATGCTGGACCCCTGGAAGGCCCGAGGCTTGAAGATGGTGGACGACCTGCCGCGCAAGCCTTTGCAGATGGCAGACATTCGCACCAAGCGCTGGACCAAGAAAGGCAACGGGCGACTGCTGCCCCTCAACTCCGAAGCCTGGTATCGGCTGCGCCGCTCAGTGCTGGCAGAGCAGCCGCTGTGCCAATACTGCCCGCCAGGTGTCATCACCCCCGCCACTGAGGTGGACCACAAGAACAACGACCCGGCTGACAACAGCCGGGAGAACCTGGTGTCGTGCTGCAAGCCCTGTCACAGCATCAAGACCATGGCCGACATGTACGGCAGACCGGCGCGCATGGGCTGCGATGCCGAGGGCAACCCGATCAACCCGGCCCATCCGTGGAATGAGAAATCACGGGCAACCGATGGGCCAGAACCGACCAGTTCCCCTCACGCAATCGCTAACCGAGGAAACGAGCCATGAAGGTGACGCCCCGCCGCAAGCGCTCCGACTCTGCCGCAGCCGCCATTGCAGCCACCCAAGCCGCAGCCCTTGGACCCTTGGAGCCGCCCGCGCACGTCACGCTGCGCCCTGGTGATCGCCCATTCTGGAATGCCATCATGCTGGCCCGCGCCCGCGACACCTGGACCGAAGTGGATCTGACGACCGCCGCGACCCTGGCACGCACTCAGGCCGACATTGAAGACCTGCACGCGACTCTGGCCGCCGCTGGCTACCTGCTTGGAGACAAGACGCACCCGCTGGCCGCAGTGGTGGAGACACTGGCCCGCCGAGCTGTCGCGCTGACCCGCGTGCTGCACGTCCACGCCGAGGCGACCGTGGGCAAGTCCGAGGACGCCGCCAAGGCCCTGGAGCTGGAGCGCAAGGCCCGCCAGGACAAGACCGACGACGACCTGATCCCCCGCTTGAGGGCTGTGCAGTGACCCGAGCCGCCCGCGTGATCGAGTTCATCCAGCGCTATTGCCTGGTGCCCGATGGCGCGCAGGTGGGCCAGCCGTTGGTGCTGGACGAGTTCCAGAAAGACTTCATCCGGGCCATCTACGACAACCCGGCAGGCACCCGCCGCGCCATCCTCAGCGTGAGCCGCAAGAACGGCAAGAGCGGGCTGATTGCTGGCCTGCTGCTTGCGCACCTGGTGGGCCCCGAGGCGAAGCAAAACAGCCAGCTGGTATCTGGTGCCATGAGCCGCGACCAGGCCGCGCTGGTGTTCAACCTGGCCGCTAAGATGGTGCAGCTGTCTTCCAAGCTGTCGGCCATTGTGCGGATCGTGCCGAGCGGCAAGCGCCTGCTGGGCCTGCCACTGAACACCGAGTACAAGGCCCTCGCAGCCGATGGCAAGACCGCGCATGGCCTGTCTCCGGTGCTGGCCATCCTGGACGAAATCGGCCAGGTGCGTGGCCCGCAGTCTGATTTTGTGGACGCCATCACCACCAGCCAGGGCGCGCACGAAGCGCCGCTGCTGATCGCCATCAGCACCCAAGCTGCCAACGATGCCGACCTTCTGAGCCAGTGGATTGACGACGCCCGGGCCAGCAAAGACCCGCGCATCGTCTGCCAGGTGTACGAAGCGCCCGAGGGCTGCGACTTGCTGGACGAGGCCGCATGGCGTGCCGCCAATCCCGCCCTGGGAACGTTCCGCAGCCTGGACGACCTGCGCGAGCAACTGACGCAGGCCCAGCGCATGCCCAGCATGGAGAACACCGCCCGCAACCTGCTGCTGAATCAGCGGGTTTCGACCGTGAGCCCGTTCATCAGCCCGGACGTGTGGAAGTCCTGCGCCGCCCGAGTTCTGCCCTTTGATGGCCCGGTGTTCGCTGGCCTGGACCTGTCGGCCCGCACCGACCTCACGGCCTTGGTGATCGTGGGCCAGGTGGATGGCGTGTGGCATGTGGTGCCGCACTTCTGGACGCCAGAAATCGGCCTGGCGGACCGCGCCCGCCGTGATCGTGCCCCCTATGACGTGTGGGCGCGCCAGGGCCTTCTACACACGACGCCAGGCGCCACGGTGGACTATGAGCACGTCGCGCAGGACATGGCCGCGCTGCTGTCCGAGCTGGACGTGCAGGGCATTGGGTATGACCGCTGGCGCATCGAGCTGCTACGCAAGGAGCTGGACAAGATCGGCGCCGACCTGCCCCTGGTGGAGTGGGGCCAGGGTTTCAAGGACATGGCGCCCGCGCTGGACGCGCTGGAAGCCGAGCTGCTGAATGGGCGCATTGCCCACGGCGGCCATCCGGTGCTGACCATGTGCGCCGCCAATGCCGTGGTGACCAAAGACCCGACCGGCGCGCGCAAGTTGGACAAGGCCAAGGCAACAGGACGGATTGACGGATTGCAGGCCCTGGCGATGGCCATGGGCGTGGCATCCAGAGCAGCGCAAGCGCAGTTCGTGGGGTTTGACGCCTTCACGTTCGTGTGATGTCCCTAGCCGGGAGGGGCCGCAAGGCATAGCCCGGATGCGGATTTGTCGGGCAGTGCCGCATTCATGAAAAACCCCGACAGCCAGCGAGTGGGCTTTCACGGCGTGGGTGCAAAAGTGAGTGATTCACCAATGCGCCCATGGGCCCTGATTACCTTTCACCACGGCGCTGGCACCCCTACAACCGAGGAACCCACATGGCAGCATTACTGACCCTGGCAGACGTGAAACTGCACTGCCGCATCGACACCAATGACGAAGACGCGCTGCTGGGCGCACTCATTACCGCCAGCACCACCGCAGTGGCCAACGAGCTGGGCGTGGCCAGCCTGGACGACACCGCCGCGCCACCCATCAAGGCCGCCGCGCTGCTGCTGGTGGGCGACCTGTACGAGAACAGGGAAGCCCAGACCGACCGCCAACTGTTTCGCAATCAGGCATTCGACCGCCTGCTGGCTCCATATCGGGTGTACGCATGAAGGCGGGCGACCTTGACCAGCGCGTGACGGTGGAGCGCTTCACCAGCACCGAGGACGAGCTGGGCCAGCCCATCCAGTCCTGGGCACCCCTGTTCACCTGCTGGGCCGCTGTGGAGCCGCTGACGGGCCGGGAGTACCTGGCAGCGCAAGCCGCTGTGTCTGAGGTGACGGCGCGAATCAGGATGCGGTTTCGCCCATGGATGACCGCTCAGGATCGCGTGATCCACAACGGCACCACCTACGGCATCGAGAGCCTGGTGGATGTGCGCTCAGGCAATCGGGAGCTGGTGTTGATGTGCAAGGCGATTGGCTAAGCACCCTTCGGGGGCTGGGGCGTGGGAAACTTTGGCGCCCCGAGAACGCGGGAGACCCGCGCCCGCACGAAGATGCTGGAATGCGTGTTGATGATGACGGTGGTGCCGTTGCCATCCCGAATCTCAACAAGTGGGCCATCGACCGCCACTACCTCACGCCGCGGCATTGTGTTGATGTCTGGATTTCCATTGTCGTCCCGAGCATCAAGCATCTCGAAATCGTACATTTCCCCGACTTTGAACATACGGACCTTTCAGTGTGAGGGGCCATTCTGCCGCACTGTTGTTTTTCGTACAATTTTCGTACAAAGAAAATGCTGCAGACTTATGCTACGTTTTACATAGCATCAAATCTATATATTTAGGCGGCCTCCTGCTCCTGCAGCGTGCGCCACATCACCTTGCCGCTGCCGCTCTTGGGCAACGAACTCACAAACTGCACGATGCGCGGCACCTTGTACACCGCCATGTTCTCGCGGCACCAGTCGATGATCTGCTGCTCGGTGGTGTCCTGGTGGCTGGCGCGCAGCACCACCACTGCCTTCACTGTCTCGCCCCGGTAGCTGTCCTTGGCGGCAATGATGCAGGCCTCCTGGATCGCGGGGTGGCGGAACATCAGCGCCTCCACCTCGGCAGGCCACACCTTGAAGCCGCTCGCATTGATCATGCGCTTGAGCCGGTCGGTGAGGAAGAAATAGCCATCCTCATCCATGCGCCCCAGGTCGCCCGTGCGGAAGAAGCGTTTGCCCTCGAACTCGATGAAGGCCGACGCCGTGGCATCGGGCCGCTTCCAGTAACCCTCGAACACCTCGGGGCCGTGGATGATGATCTCGCCCTGCTCGCCCACAGGCACCTCCTGCAAAGTGTCGGGGTCGATCACCCGTGCATCGGTGCTCATGAACGGGATGCCCAGGCACTGCTGCTTGGGGTTGTCGGGCGGGTTGGCGTGCGACGGGGCCGCCGTCTCGGTAAGGCCATAACCTTCGGCATAGCGCAGGCCATAGTGCTCCAGCAGGCGCTGCGCCACCGCCTGGGGCATGGCCGCACCACCACCGCCGAT